TGATACCGAGTTTTTCGCAGTACTTGGCATACGTTGTTTTAGATTTCTTTGAGATCTTGTTATAGGGAGCTTGAAAGACCATCCTTAGATCTATCTCTGGATGTTGCTCCACTACATTCTTGATTTTGCGCCTGTCTGAACTATCCCAATAACCTTTGCATTCTAGGTATATTCCATTAGGTAATAGGAAATCAGGAGAATAATTGTGCATGATTTGATATGGAATCCTCGTCGGCTCATATTCATAATCAATCTTTAATTCACACAGTAAGTCAGAAACCTTTTCTTCTAGTTCTGACCTGAACATTAGAAGTCATCTTCTACTGACGCTGGTGTACCAGCTGCCTCGACGTTAGGTTCTCCAGCCTTAAAGCCTGATGTCTTACCGAATAGCTCAGCAACACCTGACTCATCTAAGTCTCCAGTATCTACACCAGCACCACCTTGGATGGTCACCAGCTGTACTCCAGAGAGCTTCAAAGACGTACCATAAGAGATACCATCTCGTAGTAGGTAAGGCTTCTGTATAAAGCCTAG